ATATTTGAGCCGATATTAGGCGCGCTAACGGGTGAAGAAACTAAACTTGTAATGGTGGGCAACCCTACTCGAACACAAGGCTTTTTTCACGACGCCTTTACTCGCAACCGCGAAATGTTTAACTGTATAACACTAAACGCCGAAAACAGCCGACGCGTATCACGTGAGTTTATCGCTTCTATTATTGCGTTGTATGGTATGGATAGCGACCCCTATCGTGTTCGTGTGTTGGGCGAATTTCCAAAATCACAACCCGACACTTTTATATCTCTTGAACATATCGAAAGGGGTATTAAGAATTATAGAGAGTGGGCGGCGGCGGGCAGTAGTAAACGCCCCGAAGTTAGACACATTAGTTTAGGTGTTGACGTTGCGCGTTTTGGCGACGATGAAAGCACGATTTGGCTAACTTATGACTACGGGCAATATTACGTTTCGCGCAAAGAACTTATTTTGTATAAAAACGATACGGTTGAACTTGCTGGGCGCGTTAAAGAAATCGTTAGAAGATTAAACAAAGAACACTCACGCATTTATGTTGACGTTAACGTTGACGAAACGGGTGTAGGTGCGGGCGTAGTTGATATTTTAAGCTCTAACCACAATAACTTAAAATACAACGTGATAGCGCATAATTTTGGCGGGGCGGGCGGAACGCTTAACGAAGAGCCTATCAAATATAGCAATAAAACGGGCTTACTTTGGGGCAACCTTAAACGTTTGCTTATGGCTAACAAGTTATTTATAGAAGAAGATTCGGCACTTGTTGCTCAATTGTCAGATAGGAAATACCGCGTCAATGAAGACGGGGATATTCAATTAGAACGTAAACAAGATATGAAAAAGCGTGGTGTTAGTTCGCCTGACCGTGCGGACGCGTTGGCTTTAAGTCTTGGCACGAACATATCGCATTTTAGCGGTAGGCTTAATTATTAAAAGGAGAAAATCAAATGCTTTACAATTTAGATTGGTTGAAAGAAAACAACTATTTCCCGCCTATGTCGGAATTAAATAGGCTAAAAACATATAAAGACAATGCTAACCTTTTCGACGACGAGCCGTCTTTGGTGTTAAAACCTTATGCGGACAGATTCGCTGAAATCATTAACGCGTTAAAGGACGACAATAAAATACACGACAGTTTTTTTGATATGCCAAACTATTGGCAGTTATCAACAATTAAAACGGTTGATTTAATGATAGGCGAAGAACCGAACATTATTTGCGAAAAGGCAAAAGATGTTCTTGAAGAAATTTTACAAAAAAGCAATTTTCACAACAAGTTAAACGAACTTGTTATTGATAACGATGCTTTGGGTGAGTGTATTGTTCGCCCTTACATAAACAGCAAAGGTGAGCGTGATTTTGTATCGCAATCGCCTACAATGTGGTTCCCTATATGCAATGCCGAAAATATAAAGGAAATTACAGACGACGTTCTTTGTTGGGTTGTTTGTGTTTATCACGACGCTAACCACCCCGCGAAAAATAAATACGAGTTAAACTGCAAAATTCAAAAACGCGGGACTGATAAAATTGAAATAAGGCGCTATTCATTACCGACGTTTAAGACGTATGACAACTTTATAGACAAAAACACCAACGAGAATTACGGTCCACAAACTATTTACACGCTCGGCGGGCTTTTGGAAAGTAGGGTTGAAGACGCGCCGTTTTCACAACTCATAATCAATATACCGGGGATAACAACGTCAAGGTCTTTGCACGGTATATCTAACTATGACCGCATTACCGCGATAGTCGCAGAAATCGCCATAAGGCGTTGTCTTGCAAGCTTTATTCTTGACCAAAACAGCGCGCCACGTATGGCTGCGCCTGATAGCGCGTTTACGAGAAACGAAGAAGGTGTGTGGGTGTTAAAAACGGGCGGACGAAATTTCGTTGTTGCACCAAACGAACAACCGCCGGTATATATCACTTGGGACGGAAGTTTACAAGCCAACGAAGCGCGTATTCTTGACTTAAAGAAAGAACTTTATTCAATGTGCGAGGTAGGTCCCGTAATCAATCAAGAAGAAATGAACTCGTCGCAAGGCTACGAAGCGCTAAACGTTAAACTTACAAACGCGAAGCTTAAAGTTCGCCGTATGTGTAAAACGTTTAAGCAGCCACTTAAACAGTTAATAGCCTTTTTAATCAATAGTTCAAGCGTTGAAGATAAAGATATCAACATTATTTTTAACGAAGGTATTCCCGTTAGCGAATATCAAAACATTTTGACGGCACAAGCAAAGAAGAATTTGGGCGTATCGCTCGGTTCTATATTAGTTGAGTTTTTTGGTTTAACCGAAGAACAAGCGCAGAAAGAAGTTGATAAGGCGCACGAAGAATCGGCAAGTGCTTTTATTGAAGCGTTTGGTGCGGGTAAGAACGGCGACTTTGGCGGCGGTAAAGAAGATGACGACAAAAACGGCTCTAAAACGGGCGAAGATGGCAATGGCGGAAAAGCGCCCGACGGAAACGGAAACACGCCCCCAAGCGGAGACGACGGGGCGAAAGGTAATAAAGAATAATGTTGCACCACGATAGCGATAAATTACAAGCACTTATTTCCGCGTTTAAGTCAGCCGAACAGCAAGTCCACACGGTTTTATTCGATACTGATGCGGACGACATAAAAGGCTTGCAAGTAAAACTTAATAAAAAACTTGATAAGGTTAATATAGGGCTTATAAAAAAATCAATGTCGTGGGCTAAATCAGATATACCAGCGGCGTATAAAGAAGGCGTTAAAAACATTGACGGAAAAGTCCCGCGCAGTTTGCGTGCGGATGGAACCGACGTGGCCAACAGTTATATTCAGTTGGCGAACCAAGTTCAACACGCTACCGACCACGCGAAAGACGTTATTTCTTCCGCGATAGAGCAAGCCGAAAAGGAAAGCCCTTATGGTGCAACTGTTGGCGGGGTTAAGGATATCATACAGAAAACTCTTGCAGAAGAAAATTCGAGTATGATTATAACCTATAACAACGGCGCGCAAATGCCGTTGCCAAAATACGCTGAAATGCTTGCAAGAACGTCGCGCATTATGTCGGCGAACACGGGCGCGTTTGATAGGTGTAAGCAGTTAGGTATTGACCTTGTTCGTTGCACAACCGTTCCCGGTTGTTGTCCGTATTGTAAAAAATACGAGGGTAAAGTTTATAGTATATCGGGAAATGATAAACGTTTCCCCGCGTTATATGAAACAGCGTTGCAGCGCGGTTATAATATAATGCACCCGAACTGCAGACACGAGTTTATTCCTTTCGTTGAAGAACTTGAAACGCCCGAAGAATTGCAAAGAATTATCAAGGAAAGCAACCACTTTGAAGACTTTGATAAAAACGATAATATGTTTAAAATTTATAATCGAAATCAAGCCTTACAAAGGCAATGGGTTGACGAAAGCCGTGAATTTCATAGATTGCAAGATACATTAGGCGACAAGATGCCGTATAAAACGCTTGGCGGGTTTAGACGAGCAAGGCGCGCAAGAACTACTGAATATAAAAAAATTCATTATCATAATAGGGATGAAAAGCTTTATAACAGTTGGAAAGATACCGTCGGCGAAAAGAATATGCCAGAAACATTAGACAAATTCCAAGAGATTCGATATAATGACGATAAGGAATATAGGCGCTTGCAGAGTTATAAAGACTCTATCGGCGGCGGAAAATTATCCCCGCTTGTAGATTACAAACTTTATAAAAGCGAAAGCGAACGAATAGCGTCGGAAATTGTCGGGCAAACAACGTCTAACGGAATAGAAATTAAAGGCGTTAGCAAACATTTTTACGAGCGTTATTTTGGCTCGGTTGAAGATAGACGCGAAGGCGTTCCTTTTGAAGCGGTAAAAGACTGTATAACGAAAGGAAAAGCGGAAGACGTTAGAACGGATAAAAAAGGTAGAGTAAGTCAGGTGTTTACAATAGAAGGTGTTGCACAAGTTTCTGTAAACCCAACAACCGGCGAAATCATACAAGTAAACCCGTTCAAGAAAAAGGCAAAGAAGGTGTAAAATGGCAAAGTTTATTATAACCGAAGAACAGATTGAGAAAATACGTCCATATATAGACAACGTTGAAGAAAAAATCAGCGCGGGGCTTGAAGCGTTTTTAATTGAACTAAATTACGCCATTGTTGGCGAACTTGGCGAAGATTACGAAACGACAAAAACAAGCGCCGAACTTCAAAAAGTTTACGACGACATACTCAATCAGAATTAGTCAACTACAAGGCACTACCCGAAAGGGCGGTGCTTTTTTATTGGTGTTAAAATGAAAAAGTTTTTTATAAAAGTTTGGGCGGCGTTCAAAAAGCTGTTCGCCCAACTTAAAGACACAACGAATATCGTTATTTTTATTATCGTGTTTTTAGTTGTATCAAGCGAAGTTTGGCTAATGTATTTGCTTTACTTTATAACGGGCGACGCGTGGTTCTTGGGAATCGGTTCGGCGTGTTGGGCTTTTTGGCTTGCGCCGTTTACACCGTTTATTCCGCTATGTTTCGCCATAACGTTTGCGATAAGAAAAATTTACGACAAATTCAAAAAGAAATAAGCATTTTGCAAATAAGCAAAGTGCTTTTTATTTGGTAAAAACGGGGAAACAACCCGCTTTACATAAGGTAGCCGAAAACCATACGGCACTTTATAAAAACCCTAGGGCAGCGCCAACTGCCATATCAAGGCAAAGGAGTATTTTTATGAAGTTTATCAAAGGTATGTTGAGTGAAGACACTATGAAAGAACTCAACGAAAAGCTCGGTCCCGACTTGGTAAAACAAGTCAACGAAAAATTAGGCGACTACGCTATCAGTCCCGGCAAAGAAAAGTGGATACCTAAAACGGTATATGACGAAGACAAAGCCGCTCTGAAAAAGCAAGTTGAAGACCGCGACAAAGAGTTAGGCGATTTGAAAAAAGCGTCAAAGGATAATGCTGAATTACAAGCGAAAATATCAGAGCTTCAAGACAGTATTAAAGCCAAAGACGCCGAATATCAAAAATCACTAACCGAAACCCGCCAAAAAAGCGCTCTTTCAAGCGCGATACTTGGCGCGAAGTCAAAAAACCCGAGAGCGCTTGAAGCGTTGCTTGATAAGTCAAAGATTACTTATGATGACGACGGCAATGGTGGCTACGTGGTTAAAGGCTTTACCGAACAAGTTGACGCGATTAAAAAATCAGATGCTTACTTGTTCGACGGACATGCGCAAGGCAGTCCTAACCCCCAAAACCCGCCGACACAGGACCCTAAACCTGCGGGCGATGCGACATTAAGGGGTTGCTTCGGTTTAGATACCGGAAACAAATAAGGCATAAGCCAAAATATAGGAGATTAAATTTTTATGGGTATGAACAGTATCGCACTAGCAACAAAATACACGCCACTTTTGGACGAAGTATTTAAGAAGGCATCGGTTACCACCGATTTAGAAAACAACAAAGTAGAGTTTAACGGGGTAAAGACCGTTAAAATTCTTAAAGTGGAAACCCCACCCCTTGACGCTTACGACAGAAATAGCGGCTTCAAGAAAGGCGCAGTTAAAGCAGATTGGGAAGATTGGACGCTTGAACAAGACAGGGGTATTGAATTCTCGGTTGACGCAGTAGATAACGAAGAATCTCTTGACGCAACTTTCGGCGCAGCAAGTTCAGAATTCATTAGAACAAGAGTAGCCCCAGAAGTTGACCTTTTCCGTTTCGCAAAGCTTGCTTCAACGGAAGGTGTTTCTTCTGCAGCCGCTGCTAAATTAACTACCGGCGAAGCAGTTCTTAAAGCGCTTACCGTGGCAGCAAGCAAGATGGACGAAGACGAAGTTCCCGAAGAAAGTAGAATTCTTTACATTTCTTCAACTCTCAAAAGACTCGTTGACGAAGTAGACAACTACAAGTCAAAGAAAGTATTTGAAGAATTTGCAAAAGTTGTCAAAGTTCCACAGAGTAGATTTTTCACTAAAACAACCTACAAGGATGAAGTAGTTAATGGCGTAACTCATAAGGTTATCGCGCCAGCTGACGACGCAGCGCCTATTAACTTTATGATTGTTGTTCCGTCTGCTCAACAATCAACCGCTAAACACGTTAAGTTAAGAATTTTCCTTGCTGACGGCGACAATGGTAGCGGCAACAACAAAAACCAAGACGCAGATTCTCATAAGTTCCAATATCGTATCGTTCACGACACTAACACTTATGATAATAAGCGTGCAGGTATTTACTACCATCCGGGCGTTAAAGGTTAATAAAAACTAAACAAACGAAAAGCCACTTTTAATTGAGTGGCTTTTTTATGCTATCAAAAGCAAAGTGCCGTTGTGCAATTCCGGCAGATAGCAAAGGAGAATTAAAATGGTAGATATGACAGTAGGTGTTGACACTTATGTAACCGTCGCAGAAGCCGACGATTTTATTAGCAAATATTACCCCGAATTTGACGATTTGGCGGTTGTTTGGGGTGTGCTTACGGAAAGGGAAAAGGCTTCGTATTTATACACGTCTTTGCAACAAATGGAAGCTCTTGTTTTGCAAGGTAAACCACTTGACCGCAATCAGCCTTTACAATTTCCGCGTATAAAATGCTTTAAGCCCGCAACCAAAGAAAACCCAACTATACCTAATGAAGTTAAGGAAGCGCAAATCGAAAACGCGCTCGAATTGCTTAACGCAGATTTGGGCGCACGTTCCGACGAACAAATGATTTTGCTTTCCGCCTTGGGTGTTGTAAAAAACACAAAATACAATAAGCGCGAAATGGGCGAAGTTGGTTTAGGTGCAACGTTGACGGGTGCAGAGAGCAGAACAACGCTTGAAAGTTCACACGCCGTAAAATTGTTAAAGGCGTGGTATTAAAAAGGGGGTAAATATGGCAACAGTAAGTTTTTTATATGAAGATATGCCCGTTAAAATAACGGACGAAGATTGCAAGAAATATCGCGGAATTGACCTTGAAACCGAACTTGACGGCGACAGTAAGGAAAAAATAACCCAATTCCTTGACACAGTTCACCAACACGTTTACGATTTTCTTATTTTCTCAACCGGCGATAGACGTTGGAAGATTAAGATAATTGAGAAATACAAAGCCGAAGTTGAAAAGACGCTTAAAATGGCGCTTTTAGTTCAAGCGGCTTATTTATTAAGCAATGGCAACATTGAGCTGTTTAACGGCGTCATTAAGACTGTGAACGGTGCAGACATAAAAGACAACACACAAATCAATGAAAAGATTATCGCGCCGTCAATCGTTAATATGCTCGCTTCAACAAAGCCAAATTTATTATTTGCGGGTAGGTAAACTATGGGAAATTATAATAACAATTCTTATGATTTTAATTACGATATGAACGTCGTTATAAAAGATAGTGAAACGGGGCAAGAAATAGTTTCGTTTAAGGCAAGAGAGAACGCCCCAAACGTAAACAACGCGGGCTTTGAAGCGGGCGGCGTTGCTTCGGGTGGACATAGCTATTCAATAGCGACAAACGCAAACGTGCGCGGCTTAATCAAGTCTTATAAACACCAAGCGTTTATTGATGGCGTTGAATACAAGGTGTTAGACGTTGGCGTTTCTCGTTCAGCTTTGCCGATACAATTAACGGCGCGCAAAAAAATAGAGACAGTTATTTATTTGGGGTAATGCTATGGCTTTAACGATTGAAATCGCACTAAATAAATTGCTTTATATACTTAAAGAAAACGCGCCCGTTCGCATGACGCCGGGACCAAAAGGAAAACCCGGAACGAATATGTATTCGCCATATCCGGGAAACCTAAAAAATAACGGAATTTATGCGGGTTACAAAACAGCCGACAAAGGCACGATAGTATTAAGCGGTGTTGACGGTAAAGTTGGATATTTGCCATACACCGAAACGCGAAGCCGCAAGCCAAATTGGCAATCAAAAAGCATTGAGCAGTTTGTAAGTGATTTATGCGCGCTATATGGGGGTAAACGATATTGAGTAAATTAACTGAAATGGTAAGGCTTGAAGACCTTGCGAAAGAATATCAAAAAATTATAGGAAATCGCTTTGATATTGAGTTAAACGTAAACTTGAATATTGACGGCGAAAGGGAAAACGGAATAATGCTTGCAACCCGTCAGCCTTATAAAATATCAAATATTAAGGCAGAGAGTTTGCAGATTGTTTTGCGTTTTTATACTTGTTGTGAGTATAAAAACGAATATGACGACACAATACAAATTTTAAGCCAACTTGCAGGGCTTAATAAGGGAACTTTTGAGAGTAATGGCAAAACATACCGCTATTACTCTTTTTTAGACTTTACGCGACCTTTGGGGGACCCCGTTGTAGATACGGGCAAGTTTTACCAAGCGCTTGAACTAATGGGGACTTGTCTTGTAACGCAAACACAAGGCGGCGTGCTTGTTGGAAACGAGGTTGAAACGGATATCATTTTTGGGAAAGATACCGAAAACGAATTGCGTGGAAAGATTGAAGTTTTGTCAGCGAGCTCGAACTTGGTTAAAACCCAAGAAGCGCCACAAATGGCCAACTCAACAATAGCAAAAGCGTTCAACAACACGCAAGCATATTCTTATAGTTATACTATTTTGCTTATGAAAAACGAGATTTGCGAAAAAATCTTAAAAATCATAGAGAATATAGAACCGTTAGAAATGAACGAAAAAGTTATTGTAATCGACCATTATCCCGCTTTTACAACTGACAAAATAGACAAAGAACGAACCGTTGTAATGACGGGTGGCAGCATAGACAGAAATGCTGGCGCGTTTGTTACGGCAACACTAACGTTCCAAGATTTATTAGTTATATCTAACGAAAGCGACGAAGATAACGAACAAGAAGACAACTACAATAACGGAACGTCTAACTCTATCAATTCGGCTTTCGGTTATATTGATTCTAACACAAGCGGCGGAAACACGGGCGGCGGTTCGAGTGGCGGCATGTGGGGCGGTGGCTCTGGTGGCTCAAATGAATTTTAGGGGGTAGTTATGGATACTAACATAAATATTATTTTTCAAGACGGCGGAGCGGTTGGCTCGGAAGCAGACCCAACTTGCCCCGGTGCAACACCCAACCCCGACGCACCCGAACAAACTAAAAAACAAGGGAAAGAAAAAGACAATGCGCTTACTGCTACAAAGGCAATGGCTTTATATGTTGGCAAACAAGCGTTTAATATGGTTACGTCAAGAGTAGGCGCGGTTACGAGAAGCAACGTTAAACAAGCCCAAGTCAACGCTGCAGTTAAAACAATAGGCTACGGCGCGACTTTTATCGGCTCGCTTGCAACTCAAAACTATTTAGCCGCCGCCCTAACCGTTTTATCTTTTGGCGTTGAAACAATAAACAGCAGTATCGACTATAACGAAAAAGCAAGAACCGAAAGAGTTGGCTTGTCTATTGCGGGCAAGCGCGCGGGAAGTATAAATAGGAGTAGATAATGATAACAAACATTAAACTATACAAAATTAAACCAGAAGAAGTTCTTTTCGGTAAAAAGCGCTTTATTCGTAAAGATATAACAGACCAACTCGAAATGCCTATATATGATACGGCTCAATTAGATGCAGTATTAGACACTTCACAAATTAGTTTACTTACGAAATTTAAGACACCATTAAAACCGTTCACAAGAATTATCATAGAACTAACCGACGAAACCAATGGCGAAACAACAAAAGAAAGCATTTACAGATATGTTGATAACGACGCTGTTCAAAACGTTGGTCGCGGAAATTCGCCTATTTATAGGCATACCGTTTCTTTGATAGAAATAACTAAAATTTTAGAAAGGCGCGTTGTTGATAACCTATCATTTACTAATTTTTTACCACATAATTACGGCGTGGCTAAACACGAAGTCGATTTTTATAGTGAAAAAGAAATGCACACGGTTTGTTATAATGCTTATTACGACGCGAACTCTCAAACATACACCTATGATAATTATATCCCAATAGGGTTTTATAGGCACGAATACGCAAGCGATAAGCGTTTTATGGGACCAAACGTTCTTTTAGACGCGGACACCGGCAAATATGAAATATCAACCGCTGTTTATTTAAAAGTTGAAGGAAAGTTTAGACAAGGCGACGTTCTTTCGGGTATTCTTAATTGGTTGGGGTTAGATTGGGCAAATATGACTGAAGACGTTCCACTTAAAGAATATTATGTAATTGAACCCGACGGCAATAAGGTTAGTTTAAGCACAAATGGAACCTACACCTTTTCAAAAGCAGGTTATCATACTTTTACACAAGTTTATAGACTTGATATTCAAGGAACATTAACAGCGCCCGGCGGAACATTGTTCAAATACACGGCAACGTGGGGTTTGCTCGCAATTCAAAATGAAGCGCACGCTAAACACGAATATACTATTAAAGAAGTTGTTAATAGGTTGTTATCGGTTGGACAAACGCGCGCATCGGGTTTAGATGAACCCGAATTTATTCTTGATACTAATATGTCGTATTACTTGCAAAACACCCCGAGTCCTGAATTTTCATTGACACAATGCTCTTTATTTGAAGCACTAACGCAAATCGGAAAATATATCCACGGCGTTCCGCGTTTAATTCCGCAAGTAGTTGATGGGCAAGAAACAGATAAAGACGGCAAACTGATTGACGTTAAAGACGATTGGTCGAATTGGAACGTTATAACTTTTGACCTTTTAGGACAAAAGGAAAGCGCTTTTGCGGGTGTTTTTTACGAAAAAAACAATAAATTTGTAGGTAGTAATTATTCTCTTATTGACCTTGAAAACCCATCGGAAGAATACGCAAGCGACTTTATTAGTCATATACAAAACGCAACGGTAACAAACTATGACAACGGGTTTACAATAATTGAACCTTACGAGGATGGGTTTTTATCAACAAGGACCGAAAGCGCGATTTTCGAAATATCGGACAATGAGTGCATTTTTAAAACAAGAGAGCCGATAAGAGCTATAAAAAAAGTTGAATTAAGAGTAAATGGCGACAACTCAAATATACTTGATATTACGGGTAGGGTTGTTGAAAAAGCAGTTTATAACTTAAAATCAGAATACGACAAATCCGATTACTCTAATATGAAAACTCACTACCTATATTATGAAGAAGGACAGACAAACATTAGGGGGTTGACGCTTGAAAGCAAAAGCGCTTCTTTTGTTGGCGATTTGGCTATACAACAAGCGTTAATAACTATAATACAATGGAGCGGGTTGCCTAACTTTAAGGGCAATTTGAAAGATATAGAAGTTAGAATTAAATATATTCCTTTTGTCAATTTCAAAGCGCGCCAATACAAAACCCTTATAAAAAAGGATGCGGAAAAATCAACGCTGTTTTATAACCAACAATCAAACGAATTAGACGTTAATAGATACGGCGAAGCAATGAACGCAGTGCTGTTAAAAACGGGAAATATCAAATTATCAAGAACGCAATATTTTAACTCTTTGTCAGAAGTTCCAAAGTGTGGGCAATGGCACACAAAAGATTATTACGCGTTTCAGGTAAGTAGGGAATTGTCTTATAATGCGCCTATCAAAGCAACAACAACTTGGTCAAGACATTATAACGAACTTTTTGCAGACGTTGAAGTCCAAAGGGCAGTAAGACAATTTGAAATTAGCGAAAAAGAAAGTATTAAAAGAAACGTTGATATAGAAGAATTTTGCATTGTCGATACAAGACTTGACGTTGATAAAATTTATTCAAGCGACGGTTATACTGAATATCAAAGCATTGTTGAAGAAGAATTAAAGCACGTTTCTTTTGCTACCGTTTCTACGCTGGCGGCTATATCGGCAAAATTGGCGAATAATATAGGGTATGATTATTCTTTAATGAGTTGCGCTATTTGTTCAACCGAAAGTGCAGATAAAGACGGTAATTCAATACACCACGATTTTGTTTTGCCGGTTTGTTGTTTTTCTTTCGGTAGGGCTATTGTTTGTCAATTCAAAATGGACGATAATTATAGCGCGGCTACCTATGCGGTTAACGCTTCGGTTTATGGCGGGGTTGACTCATACGCTCTTGAACAATATATCGAATATGGCAACGAATACGGGCGTTTTAGCAATATGATTTTTGAACTTGCGGACACGGTTTCAATTTACGAAAACGGTTCAAAGGTAAACGGCAAACAGTTATATAAAATTGATTTGTCAAAACAGTCGGTTGTTTCAGATAATTGTTTTGGTTCTTTTGCGGGCGATGGTTATGGCTACATAATAGATAAAGATAGTAGGGAACAGCTTTCCGTTACAGCTCAATTAAATTTCGTTACAGCAAACCCAAAGATAGAAATATTTAAGGGTTTTATAGAAAGTATTCCGTTTGCAAGCAATAACAGTAATACATATCGCTATGTTGTATTCACAAAAAAGCAAAATAAATTCGACGAATATTATAGTGGTTCAGTTATTGAACACGTTATGCCTACGATAAGTTATTCAACAAAAACAAGGCACATAAGAATCAATTCGGTAACAGCAAAGAAAAATGGTTCTACGAGCGGTGGCGTTGTTCCTTATATTGTAGAGACGCCTACGGGCTTGACAATAGGCGAAGGATATGGTATTATAGACAACAATAATCGACTTTGTTTATATATTGAAAAGAAAGTTCACGACGGCGAGACTTTGCCGCCGATATACTTAATGTTTAGGAGAAGGTTTTAATGACACGCTATAATATGTATCGTTTTTTCTTTGGCGTTTTCGCTTTTGGGGTGGCTTTGTCTTTATTTTTTCTTATAAAAACAGCAACGACGCCGTTTTTTTACGATAAGCCATACGAAAACAAATCGGCAATAGATTACCCCTATGAATTTATTTTGCATAACGGCGGAATTGCAGAGTTTAGAAATGAAAACGGCGAAAGCGTCCGATACTATATAGGATATGTTGATAACGGTTGCTTATATGGTTCAACAACAAGTGCAGACCGAATTACTAAACAAGGTTCTTTAAAAAATGCGTTTGTTCTTTCTTTTGAAATTCAAGGCGGACACATTGAATACGTATGCTATGAAGCAAGGCGCGAAATAGTTCTTGAAATAATTTTGACGATTGTTTTCGGTATAGGGGCAAGTTGTTTTGCTAACGAAATTCGTAAGATTAAAAACCCATCACCAACGCAACAAAACAACTAAATAATTATTATAGGATAGAAAAGGAATTTGCGAAAGCAAGTTCCTTTTTTCATATCAAATTTTCAAAGGAGCAAAAAAATGAGAATTGTATTAAGTTCAGACGGAAGCGTCGAATTGCTACGCGGCGAAAGAGTAAGGCGCGGGCAAGATTTATCACGTCGCATTTACGTTGAGTGGAACAAAAACGAATCGCCTATTGATACCGGGCAGATACTTGCCGACAATATGGCGGTTCAACTATGTATTACCCGACCAGACGGCGAACAGTCGGGGTGGTATTCAATGATAAAGATTGATGCCGAAGACAAGTATTATTACACGTTGCAAGCGTGGGACACGGCTGTCGCGGGAATTGCTACGGTTGTAGTTCGTTGGCACGATATAACCATAGCCGAAGAAGTTCGCCCCGAATATCCGTCAGATGAAGCATCGTTTATAGTTGATAACGGAAAAATAGCGCAACCGCTAAATATTTCAAGCGAAAACTATAACGAAATTGTTTTGCAATTTATTACACCTTTATCAGCGCAAGCGTTCCGCAAATATAACGTTAGCGCCTTACCCGACACTATAACGTATAGCGCCGACGGAACAAAAACAGCCCCCGCGCTATATTATAATTTTACGCACGACGTTGTTGATATTGTGCCGTCGGTTCTTAATCAAGGCAATTCTTACGATAGAGTGATAAGCAGTAGAGACGGAATTTTGCTCGTTAATAAAATGGGCGACGTTTTCACGGAAGCGTTTATTACGACTATCGGCAAGATTTACATTAGGACCTTTGTTGGTTCGGCGGGTGAGTTCAAAGATATTTTTGAAGAATATCAAATCAAAAACGTTGAACAGCAAAGAAGCATTAACGGCTTAATAAACTTAATCGTTGAAAAGGTCAACTATACAGACATTATAGACAACCTTGAAAGCGACGAGTTTAGAAAGGTTTTAAGCGCCCGACAAGGCAAAGTGTTAAGCGAAGCAATAACAGCCGAAAAAACGGCAAGGACGGGCGCAGACGAGAAATTACAAGCAAGTATAAACGAACTCAAAGAAAGAACGCTGGTATATTTTACCGCTGACGACGACGGGAACGTTTACGCTAATCAAGTAGGGGGTGAATAGTATGGGAAAATTAAAAATCGTTACCGACGAATTAGTGCGCGAGTTGTTTGGCGAACTTAACGGAATAATGCAAATTCTTGCAGACCGTTTAACGTCTGAACTTGCACACTCGCTCGTTGTTACGGCTGACGGCGAAAACAAAACTTGCCGATTCTCTTTAATGGCGCGTGATGGTAAAATTTTGAGTTCTCACAAAATAGATTTTCCGATTGAAAGCGCAGTTGTTAATATTAGAGTTGACGAAGCGGGCGAAAATCTTATTTTTACCCTAAACAACGGAAAAACAACAACCGCGCCTATCGGCTCAATCGTTAGGGGGCTTGCAACCACCGAACAACTAAACGCCGAAATCGAAGCAAGAAAAGCCGCCGATAAGGAAATCGAGAGAAAATTAACGACGGAATCTCTTGCGCGTGTAAACGCAAATGCTGAACTCAAAAGCGGCATAGAAGCAGAGAAGACGGCACGACAAACCGCCGTCGAACAATTAAGCGAAAAAATCGCTACTGAAAAAAAGGAAAGAACCGAAGCGTTTGCCGAACTCCCGTTTTTTGTTGGGGAAGACGGCTACATTTACGGTAAAGATTAAAGGAGAAATAAAATGCCTCACAAACTTTTAACAGACGAAACATTTAGCAAAGAAATGGCGATATTAAATAAAAATATCGCGCGACTTACGGGCTATGTTAACGGTGCAGACATTGCGTCTTTTGCACAAGTTGGCGAGTACGTAAGGGAAGGAATTGCACCTACGCTATTTAGCGTTGGCGACCAATTTGAAACGGAAAAGGTAAAAACCATAACCGCATCCGTTGGAAACAGTTCGGGAATAACCGCCGCTACGGTTGATATGCCGAAGTTTATAGCAAAACTTGGCATTGTAAAAAGTGGTGTTTTTGAATTAACGTTCAACGGCGCGGCTTGGCATACTAACGATTTTGACGCGGTATCGCTCGCTGATTATGGCATAACCACAACGGGAACGCCCGCCGAAAACGATAAAATCGCTATCACTATTACCACTTCGGTGTTGCCTTTTGACGTGCTTGATTTTGACAAGTATAACCCAAAAGCAACAATTAAAAATTGTATCGTTCTTGGCGCACACGACATAGTTGAAAAAGACAGAATTCCGTTTTCAGCTTCGCAGTTGCTTTTTTATGCGCAAGACGGTCTTCCTGCCGGCAAATACAAATTAACATTAGACCACGGTGGTTATAATGGTTCAACAGCAGAAGATGGAACGTATATGTTTACACTTGCAAACGCAATACCCGCTGGCGGTGGTTTTAGGCATACAAAAATGGGTGTTTACGATGCGTCGCTTTCAAAAGAAAGGGTTATTAGTGGGACTTTCATAACCTACGGTGTTCAACCAGAAAGAGCCGAAGTCGAAACGGGAATTGCAACTGCATTGTGGGACGGCTCCGACTGTATTGATTTAGGAACGTTTGCAGACAATAACCGCGCGTATTACGAAGAAGAAGCGTCAATCGTTGTCGGTGGAACGACCTACAAAGGAAAAAGAAACGTTTGCGGAAGAAACGCATACGGTTCAAACCGTTGGCGTGATAGTGTTTATAGACAATGGCTTAATTCTGATGCCCCCGCTGTTGCTTCGGGTTCTTCTGCGGTTAGCAATTGGTGGAAACCCGCCACCGTATTTGATAGAGTTCCGGGCGGCTCAAAACTTGCGGGATTCTTATATGGTATGGACCCCGACTTTGTTAAGGCTCTTGGCGAAGTTGAAGTTAAAACAGCTTTACACCGCGTTGACGCTATTGACGGCGCTACTTTCGATATTACTTACGATAAGATTTTCTTACAATCACAAAAAGACGTGTTTGGTTCAAGTGATTTTTCGGGCGTGTCAGAGGGCGAACAGTTAGAGTATTGGAAAGGTGTTGCAAATGCTGACCGTATTAAGTATTGGAACAACACAGCGGCTTATTGGTGGTTGAGAACGCCGTATTCGACTTACGCCGGTTATGTGCGCTATGTCGGTCCTTCGGGTGCTTTGCACGGCAGCTATGCCAACCTCAGCATCGGCGTCGTCCCCGCTTGCTGTATTTGCGCTAAACAAACTATTACAAACGGTTAAGCAAAACAAATTCGCGCCGTTAGGGGCGAAGAATAAGGAGAAAATATGTCGGTTCCTAAAAGTAAACGTGGGCAAGGCCACTTACTTGTATTTACAAAATTAAGGCAACTTTGCGATTACACGCAAGCCCTTGTGAATAATAAAAAGTATTTTCCCGTTGACGATTTCGTTATCGAAGACGGGAAGAAAAAGCCTAATAATATCAAGCCCGACCTTGCGAAAGATATTTACCGCGAAACGCGGGCGATAGACAATTACGCAACGCGGGCAAATAAGGTGTTCGTGAAAACGCAAGAAGATTTTAATTTGCGTAGAGAGTTTTGGAGCAAAGCGGTTGCAGAGACCGCCGCGTTATTAAAAGATATGGAAAAAGCAATGGTGTTGTGCAATATACCGAGTAGGGTAATAAACTATTGGACGGGTTTAGTCAAAGAAGTTCAAGACTTGCTTATGGATAGGCGCAACGCCGAATTTAAAATTTAATGGGGGGTAGCGGTTGTCCGACGCCGAATTCGACTAACGCCGGTAATGTGCGCAATGTCAATACTTCGGGTGAATTGAACAACAACAATGCCAACAACAACAACGGCGTCGTCCCCGATTGGGTAGTTCTCGCAAGAGAATTATGCAAGGAACCGCTATCCCGTCCCTGCGGGGTAAAAACAAGAGCGGCGACGTGATTTACTAGTTAATTATCACTATTAGCGCCGACCAACAAATTTTTTTATGGAAATACGAGAAACAATTTGTGATTTTAGAAATCTTTATAACGCACTACAAATATGCAAACGCAATACTCAATGGAAAGATAGTGTTGCGGGGCATTTAAACAACAGCCTAATAAACATTTATAGATTAAAGGAACGATTAGACAATGACAAGTATAAAATTTCGCCTTATTCGGAATTTGTTATTTACGAACCAAAAGAAAGACACATACAATCAACGCGAATAGCGGACCGTGTTTTTCAAAGAAGCTTATGCGATAATTATGTATCGAAAGAAATAACAAAAGGTTTTATTTATGACAACTGCGCTTGCCTAAAAGGCAAAGGAACAGAGTTTGCGCGCCGAAGATTAAAACGGCATTTGCAAACGCATTTCCGCAAATATGGTCTTACAGGTGGCGTGCTTAAATGCGACCTTAAAAATTATTTTGGTAGCACGCTACATAGCGTTGCCAAGGCAGCAATAGAAAAAAGAGTTGCCGACAAGTGGGTGGTTGGCGAACTCTTTCGCATTATTGATTCTTTTGGACACGGAGAGCCTATCGGTATCGGTTTAGGCTCTCAAGTATCGCAGCTTATACAACTTGCCGTAATGGATGATATTGACCATTACATAAAGGAAAGGTTGCATATAAAAACCTACGTTAGATATATGGACGATTTTATCTTAATACACCCCGACAAAGAATACTTAAAAGAGTGTAAAAAGAAAATTAGAGAAATGGTCGAAGCGATAGGTTTAACGCTTAATAAGAAGAAATCGCAAGTAAACGATATTACACAACCTATTCATTTTCTCGGTTTTAGTTATAAACTAACAACAACGGGGAAGGTGGTTATTCGCGTTTTGCCTGCCAAAATTTCACACGAAAGGCGCAAGCTTAAAAAGCAAGTGGAAAGGGCAAAGGCGGGGCTTATGACAAAAGAGCAAGTTGACGATTGCTATAAAAGTTGGAAAGCGCACGTTTCTGGGCGACGTTACGGAAAAAATCGAAGAAAGCGGCGACCTATTATGCGTAGGAATACCCACAACCTTGTTCTTAAAATGGACAAATTTTATAAAAACTTATGGGAGAATAAAGATATGAAATATGTTAGTAAAGATGAACAGTTAAAAAAGGCATTGCGCGAAAACAAGGAAATAAAAGCCGAAGTTAAGGCGCAAGAAGCAAAAACCGATTATATCGCTATGATGGCGGGAATCGACACCGAAAAGGGGGTAAAAGAAAATGACGGCGAATAAGTTTGAAAAAGTAAAAGATTATTACACTTGCGGGCTTTGGACTAAAAGCCAAGTTGCCGACGCTGTTGAAAAAGGTTGGATAACACAGGAGCAGTATAATGAAATCGTCAAAGATAACGATTGATAATATTTGCCATCGTTGTAGGGTGTTGACGGGTAGAAAGCCTTGTGATAAACCTTGCAAAGATTGGAACAAACTGCTTGATAAGGAGTTAAAAAATGGAAATAAAAATTAAGTTGCCGAAAGAAAACGGCATAAGAATTGCAGAACCATTTACCGCCAAAGAAGACGACAACCTAATTATCAATTTTGAAACCGAATACGAACTAAACGCCGCAAAGATTTTTCTGCAGAATGGAGATGTTAGCGGCGTTTATGATTTTAAAAAGGTTTTCACGGTCCCCGATAAGTTTATGTTTACGGGGCGATTGATGGGCAAGGTTGAAATGCTTGTTGGTGGAAAGGTGGCTAAACGTTGGGAAATTTTCCCCGTTGATATTACCCAAACGCCCGAAGGGCTCAAATTCGTTGACTGTTTAACCGCATTTGACGAAAGACTTAAAAAAGTCGAAAGATTTACCGAAATCATATAAGGAGAATAACAATGAAAAAAAGAATTTTATTTTTAGTGATTGCGCTCACGTTCTCGTTGGCGCTTTGTATCGGAACTACTACAACCGCATTTGCGGAAGAAGTTGCCGAAACCGAAATAACTACCGAAATTGAAGAAACGTTAAACAACAAAGAACTAACGGCAGAAGAAGTTGAAGCAAAACTTGCAGAACTTATTGCAAAGGTTAATTCGCTAACCGGGGAAGATAATTTTTTCAAAAATAAAATATTGCCGTGGTTAATAACGGGTATTACTGACTTGGCAATGGTCGGTTTTTTAATTATTAGACCGTATATTAAAAATAAGAATAGGGCTAAACAGTTAGAGGGTTATGTTCAAGCGTTGCAAAATGACAAAGAAAACCTTACAACGCTGTTAAGCTCTACCGACGCGCCAGCTATACAAAAGGCTATCGCGGATATGTTTGGCAATTATATTGAAAACACTATGCAACTACTTAAAAGCGAATTTGGTTCGTATATGAATACTTTCGCATCAATGAAAACCACTATTGAAACCACCTATGCACAAATGAAGGCGCTTTGCGATGCTGCGCGACAAGCGTGGGCGGCTAAACCCGAAGTAGTTGCATTGCTTGCCGAGTCGCCAGAGAAATCAACGTTGGAAGCGCAAGCAAAAGAAAACGAAAGGCTTAAAAACTATATCAGAGAGATTAAAGGGGAAGAAGCGGAAAAAATTATCAGCGATTTAGGGGTGGTGTAATATGAAATTAACAAACAGCGGTATGTGCCGTATTTACAAACTTTATACTTTCCTTATTTACGTAATACCTATGACAATTTTATTTATTGCTAAACACGATGCGTTTTCTTCGCAAGGTAAAGTTTTTGGCTTTTGGGGAATAATCGTTTTAATTCTTTGCGTTTTAATGTTCAAAGAATTTGTTGCGTCTTTTTTCAAAAAACAGCCG